CCGCATGGCGCAGGCAGCCGCGCCATATATCCACGCGAGGGCAGGAGAGGGGGTAGGCAAAAAAGATGAAAAAGCAGAGAGGGCAGAGCGGGCGGCACAGGGTAAATTTGCGCCCGGCAAACCGCCGGAACTGAAGGTTATAAGATGACCTGGTCAACGTCCTGCAAAGATTGGGAGAAAAGAATCCTTGCCGGTGAATCCCTGATTCCCTTTCCGCCCTTGTTCCCACAAGAGGCCGAAGAAGGCCTTGCTGTAATGAGGGATTTGTATCTTGTCGACGTTCTGGGGCGGCCAACAATAGGCCAGGTGGCGCGTCCCTGGTTGATTGACTTTGCGGCGTCCATATTCGGAGCATACGACACGAAGTCAGGGCGGCGGCTTATCATGGAGTTTTTTCTCCTCGTATCAAAGAAGAACAGCAAATCAACCACAGCAGCAGCCATTATGCTTACTGCTCTAATCCGTAATTGGAGAGACTCAGCAGAGTTCCTTATCCTCGCCCCTACGGTAGAGATCGCCAATAACAGCTTCTACCCTGCCCGTGACATGGTGAATGCCGATAGGGAACTATCTGACTTAATGCATGTTCAGAACCACTTACGGCAAATAACGCACATGAAATCCGGCGCCACTTTAAAAGTTGTTGCAGCCGATAACGAGACCGTAGGCGGCAAAAAGGCGACAGGTATATTGCTTGATGAATGCTGGCTATTCGGGAAACAACCGAATGCTGAGAATATGCTCCGTGAGGCTTGTGGCGGTCTTGCATCAAGGCCGGAAGGCTTCATAATATGGCTGTCAACACAATCCGATGAAGCCCCGGCCGGCGTGTTTAAACAGAAACTTGATTATGCAAGGGGCGTGAGGGACGGGAGGATAGACGATAACCGTTTCTTACCCGTCATCTACGAGTTTCCAAAACATATTCTTGATACAAAACAGCACCTTGATCCGAAAATGTTCTATGTCACAAATCCAAACCTGGGCGCGTCCGTTGACGAAGAATTTATAATCAGGGAATTTAAGAAGGCAGAGGAAGCCGGGACAGAATCCATGCAGGGCTTTCTTGCCAAGCACCTGAATGTTGAAATGGGTTTGTCCTTAAAATCCCAACGGTGGGCTGGGGCGGACTTCTGGGAAGATGCGGCGGGATTAGTAACCCTTAAAATGATACTTGAACAATCCGAGGTTGTGGTAATCGGCATTGACGGCGGCGGCCTCGATGACCTTTTGGGCTTGGCAGTTATTGGCAGGGTATCCGAAACAGGTAGCTGGCTTTTATGGACGCGGGCATGGGCGAACCCTATCGCACTTGAACGCCGCAAGTCAGAAGCGGCACGGTATCGGGACTTTGAACGTGACGGTGATCTGATAATTGTTGACGATATCGGGCAGGACATACAGCAGATAGGTGCTATTGTACAAAAATGCGAAGAGGCAGGGCTGCTTGACCGGATCGGGGTTGATCCTGTTGGCATCGGCGAGGTTGTGGATGAGATTGTTGACAAGCGGCAAATAGACCATGACAGAATCATCGGCATCCCTCAGGGCTGGCGTTTGTCCGGCGCAATCAAAACAACAGAGCGCAAAGTGGCTGAAAAAGCTCTTATACACGGTGGACAGGCAATGATGACATGGTGCGTAGGCAATGCCCGTGTTGAACCGAGGGGTAATGCAGTGTTGATTACCAAACAGGCAAGCGGGACAGGCAAGATTGACCCGTTAATGGCTACATTTAATGCGGTTGCATTGATGGCCATGAACCCGGAAGCGAGATTGAAAAATCCGCTTATGACGGCTTAACCGTTGAAGAAATCAAAGAGAGGTTGACGCTATGACAGACATCCTTATCGGCTGGAAAGAGATTGCTAAACATTTAAAGGTCACAGACAACACAGCACGACGGTATATGAAACAAAAAAATCTCCCTGTCCGATACAATCCAGCGGGGCATCCGGTCATCAAGAAAGCGATAGCCGATGAATGGCTCGCAAAAACAGAACAGAAAGGAGAATGATATATGGAATATGTCCATTTTACTGAGACAAAAAGAGAAATGCAGAAAATGGCGGCACGGCACGACTCCGTACTTGTGGCATTTTCCGGCGGAAAAGATTCTCTTGTATGTCTCGACCTCGCCTGTAAGGTGTTCAAAAGGGTCATACCTTTCTTTATGTTTTTTGTACCTGGCTTGCGCTGTATAGATGAAAAAATGTTGATAGTCAAGGATAGATACGGCCTCGATGTACTCCAATACCCGCATATGCTGTATTTCCGCGCCATAAGAGAGCGCCTGTATTGCACAACGTCCGTACAAACCGAAAGCAAAATAAAAGAGTTCGGGCTTACAGACATTTACAAGGTTATTTGCCATGACACTGGCATAAACCTGATAATCAACGGGAGTAAAGAAACAGACAATATGTCAAGCAAAATCGTAATTATTTTTTATTTTTTTTTAAATATTTTTTATGCTGTCGCATTTTGTTCGTTTTTGTTTGCTTTTGTTTATTTTTGTTTGTTGCGCCTCACCAAAATCCCTGCCAAAATTAATTATATATGCAGATCGCAAATATTAAGCGAGGTGATCCAGATGCCACTATTCCGAAAAGTCAAAATTAGACGCACAGGAAAGGGTAAAGGCGGCGGTGGTGGTGGCGGTTAATATCCACGCCCAGCTCGTCCCAAATATTTAAAAAAAAGGAGGTAAATATATGGCAACCAGTATTCCATTAAGAAAGGCAAAAAGTAGAAAAACTAAGGCCGCGAAAGGCGGTGGTGGCGGAGGCTAATAACCGGCATTGACTAAAATTATTTCAACTATCATGTCCTGGGTAACAAGGGCGCGACACGCTTTTGATGCACGGGATGTTTTCGTTTTTGGCGGCCTTGCCCTTCTGGGATATGGCCTCTATCTGTTGCGTCCGTGGCTGGGGTATAGTGTGGCGGGACTGCTGCTTATGATTATCGGCTATTTGATGGAGGATAAGGCATAAATGGGCATTATATCAAGGCTAAAGCGTCCCCAAGCAATGAATAGTCACCAGCTGCAAAAGCTGATAATCGACACATACGGCGGTGGAATGACCTCAAGCGGCATATCCGTAAGCAGTGATACCGCGCTGCGCCTTGCAACTGTTCAAAAGTGTGTGCGTGTCAGGGCTGCAACGATGGCGTCCTTGCCCTGTCACATTATGACAAAGCAAGGAGAGATGAAGGAAAAAGCTGAAGATTTTTACCTGTATGACAAGCTCCTTAACCAGCCTAATTCATGGATGACCTCTGCATTATTCTGGTCGATGGTTGAAGCATATGTCTGCCTACGTGGAAACTTTCTTGCTTATAAATCAGGCTTACCGGGCAGACCAATAAAAGAACTCATTCCTATTAACTGGGATAAAATAGAAAAAGTTGAACAAAACGAAGATTATTCAGTAACTTACACCATACGCTTAAAAAATGGAGAATTAAAAACCTTGTCGCAAGATCAGGTTATGCATATACGTGGGCTACTTACCCTTGACGGTTATACAGGGGTTAATCCTATCCAGTATTTCAGGGAAACGATAGGTCTTGGGCTGGCAAGCGAGAGATTTCTTACAAAATATTTTGGAAGAGGCTTGCAGCCCGGCGCCATAGTTAAACATCCGCTGTCTTTGAGCGCACAAGGTAACGCGAATCTAAAAGCTGTAGTAAAAGAAAAATATGAACAACTTAAAACAGACCAAAATTTTATGCTGCTCGATGAAGGCATGGACATAACATTTCCAACGATAAAACTTGTTGACGCTCAATATCTCGAAATTATGAAGATGAATGAATCCGATATATGTGGCCTTTTTCGCGTCCCCCTCATGCTCATACAATCAGGAGATAAAACCCCGACATACGCAAGCGCCGAGCAGTTCATGATTAATTATTCCACGATGGGAGTATCCCCGGATTGCCGTAACTACGAACAATCAATCAGAAAAGACCTGCTATCGGAAGAGGAAAAGAAAAAATATTATGCAAAGTTCGAGATGCGCGGGCTTTTACGCGGGGCGTTCAAAGACCAGATGGAAGGGTTTGCAGTTGCCATCGACAAGGAAATTATGAACCCCAACGAATGCCGTGATGTATTAGATATGAACCCCTATAAAGGGGGAGACGTATACAAAACAAGAACGAGTACGACTAAACAACAGGGCCAGGGGGTGCAGGAGTGAAATTCAACTATCGTAATGCCAAAAACGCCGAGGCGGTGGCCAAATTATGGAATAAGCCCCTCGATAAAGCCGATTGGTACAAAATACAGGCTGTTGCAGACGATGAAACAGAGGTGATGATATATGATTATATCGGATGGCCTTTTAATGATGCAGGAGAATTCATAAGGGCACTAAACGGGATTACATCATCAAACATAAAAGTAAGAATCAACTCACCTGGCGGGGACGTGTTTGACGGTGTGGCAATCTTTAACGCTCTTCAATCCCATAAATCAAAAGTGATTACCAGAATAGACTCTCTCGCGGCTTCGGCTGCTTCATTTATTGCGATGGCGGGGAAAGAAGTACAGGCATATCAAAACGCAATGATGATGATGCACAACAGCCATGTTTATACCGTTGGCAATCAGTACGACTTACGAGAAATAGCAGACTTATTGGAGAAGATAGATAGCAACATGGTTGACATTTACGCTGCTAACTCCAATGTCGGCAAGAAAGAAATCAAAGAAATGATGAAGGCAGTAACATGGATGACGGCAAAAGAAGCCAAAGAAAAAGGCTTTGTCGATACAATTATTGACGGTAAGGGCACGGCAAAGGCGGCATTTGACCTTTCAATCTTTGCAAATTGCCCGGAATATTTAACTAAAGATAACAATTATCAAGAACCAACAGAAAGAGAGATTGAGAAGGTCTTGAGGGATTCAGGGCTTTCTAAGAATAAAGCACAGGCCATACTTGCGGGAGGCTGGAAGGCTGTTAGTGCGCAAAACGAAGCAGAGGTTGAAGCATGTCAAAAGGTAATCAAAATCATAAAAGGAGGTATTTAACATGCCAGATTTAAAAGAAATGATTGAAACAATAGGCCAGTCTTTTGAAGAATTTAAGGCCGCAAATGATTTGAGGATAAAGGAACTCGAAAAAGGTAAAAGCGATCCTGTCCTTGCGGAAAAAGTAGACAAGATAAGCGCTGACCTTTCCAAAATGGCGGAGATGAAGAAGCAGCTTGAGGCCATTGAAACAGCCGTTGCTAAAATGGATTTCCCAGGCGGTGGTGATACCAACCCTAACGCAAAAATTAAAAAAGCCCATGCGAAAGCATTCGATACATGGTTCCGTAAGGGGATTGAGGGTGATCTTAAAGACTTGCAGATTCAGGCAAGCCTTTCAACCCTTTCTGACCCCGACGGCGGATTCCTTGTGCCCGAGGAGATGGAAGCAACCATTGACAGGATTGCGACAACCGTATCTGCGATGCGCCGGATATGCACAGTGCGCAGCATAGGCACAAGTGAATACAAAAAACTTGTAAGCCAGGGCGTAAGTGATGCCGGATGGGTAGCGGAAAAAGGTAGCAGAGCAGAAACCGACACCCCGACATTGAGACAGATCATAATTAACACGAAAGAACTGTATGCAAACCCGGCTATTACACAGGAAATGCTTGACGATTCACGGCTTGATGTTGCAGCTTGGCTTGGGGATGAGGTATCTATGGACTTCAACGAACAGGAAGGAGATGCATTCATCGGCGGCAACGGTGTTGAAAAACCCAAAGGCATTGCGGCATATACGATGGTTGCAAACGCTTCTTACGCTTGGGGTAAAGTTGGTTATATTGCCAGCGGGCATGCAACGCAACTTAACAATGCCGACAAGCTCATCGACTTACAGCACGCGCTCAAATCTGTATATCGCAACGGTGCAGTATGGCTTATGGCTGATTCTACCGTTAATCAGATTCGTAAACTCAAAGACGGTGAAGGAAACTATCTTTGGAGGCCGGGCCTTGCAGAAAACGCATCAGATACATTGTTAGGAAAGCCGGTTGAAGTCGATGACAATGTGGATGCCATCGGCAAAGATAAATATGCTGTATTCTTCGGGAATTTCAAACGGGGTTATCTCATAGTTGACCGCTATGGAATCAGGGTACTCCGTGACCCTTACTCCAACAAACCCTATATCCATTTTTACACCACGAAGAGGGTTGGCGGCGGGATTGTGATGTATGAAGCGATCAAAGCACTCAAAATAAGCGCGTAAGTTTTAAAAATCTATATTTGGAGGTTAAACGATGAAAGATTTATATAACAACATAGTCCCGGAAGTGGTGATGGCCCCAATCGCTGTAACTGGTCATACCAGCAATCAAGATATTGACCTTGCCGGTTTTAATTCATGCCTGATAGCGGCAATAACCGGCGCAGGCGATATTGCATCACCGAATTATATGAATTTCAGGATATCCCATGCAGACGATGACGGTACAGGCGCAGCAGGTAGTTACTCTTATGTTGAGGATAAAGACCTTCTCGGCGCAGGGGCAGTCACATCTGGCGTACCGGCAACCCCTCTTATAGATGCAATTGATTCTGTCTTTTGCATCGGATATGTAGGCGGTAAGAGATTCCTCAAAATCGAGCTTAGAGAAGCAGCAACCACAAACGCCATTATCGGCCTGTTTATTATTAAGGGGCATCCCCTTGATGCTCCGGCTATTTCGTAATGTAGGCTAAAGGAGGCGATATGAAAAAGTATCTTTTACTCGTTTTCGCTGTTTGTCTTGTGGCTACTCTGGCACTGGCAGCCGATACGACATACACAACTAAGTTCTACGTCCAGCAGGGCGGGGATAGGGCGGTTGTTGCAGACGGCGGATCTCTGGATGTGGAAAGCGGCGGTGAAATAGACGTCGAATCCGGGGGTTCTCTGAAGCTCGCCGGTACAGCCGTCACCTCGACAGCAACAGAATTAAACAAGCTGGCAGGGATAAGCGGGGACGTAATCACGACCACGAACACCAAGACCTTGGCAAACAAAACCATGACAACCCCGGTTGTCGCATCTCTGTATCAGGACGCAGGGAAAACCAAGCTGCTCACAATGCCTGCAACCTCTGATACCCTGGCTACTCTCAACACAGCCGAAACATTTGCCAATAAAACGCTTACAACTCCTGTTTTGGCTTCATTCTACCAGGACGCGGGCAAGACCAAACTTGTAACCGTACCGGCTACAACCGACACGCTGGCTACACTGAACGACACGGAAACGCTGACCAACAAGACCTTGACTTCACCAGTCATTAATACGCCTTCGGTTGTTCAGAGCGTGGCATTCCACAATTACGGCGCATCTTCGGCGGACTGGATTCTATCGGCAACCGAACAGAAGGCCGTCCTGTTATGGGTAACCAATGCAGGGGCAGCCTCAAACATCGTGGCACCGGCTGAGGCAAGAGTTTATTTTGTCTACAACAACAGCGGGCAGAATGTGACAATAGCCGCAGGCGGCACAGGCATAACCGTTGCAGACGCAAGGGTAGCAGGTGTTATTTATGCAAGCGGGGACTATGTAAGATTAACCCCGGACGGAGCGTTCTAATAACGATGGCCGACAGGGTATTAAACCCATATAAGGCGTTGTTGGGGGCGGTGATAATCATCGCCCTTGCAACGACCTTCTATTTGCCGCACGTTGACGGCATACGCATTAACAGGTGGCTTATGCTTGGTATATCAACACTTGCCGCTTGTTCCATGCTGGCATTCTACCGCAGCATATCA